TACAACCATAAAGTGGGCAGCATTGGTTGTTAGCGTTGCCAAATCATTGGTTAATTGTTTATTTGTAATATTAGAAACTGTTGTTTTATTTTTTAAAATTGCAACTGGGTCCCATGTAAATGCTGATATTTGGTTTGCACTGTTAAATTCAATTGAGCCAGGGACATAGGTGTATTCTGGAACAATTAAATAAATTGGAGACCAGTGAGAAACTCTATTTCTATCTTCAGAAATAACTCTATATCTTAATGAATACCCTTCGGTTTCGCTATTTATTGGTGGAAGGTTGATATATGGTTGGCGATATTTTTTAATGCCTAAATCTGCCATTATGAAACTCCAACGGTAAACCTAAATTCTATATAGTTGCTAGTATTAGGAGACTTTGCAACTGTTTCCGCATTGTCATTTTTAACAAGAGCGTACCCAGTTAATCCATAAAGTGGATTGGTTGTTTGAGTGTTCTCTAATCTCATTGCATCTAGGGCAATATAATAATCTTCTGACGGCACTCCAGCATCTATAACGCAAGAATAAATTTTAACAACTGTTACGGCATCCCAAGTAAAGTTTGCAGTTGTGTAAAGTTCTTGTAGTTCTTTAGATACAAAAAAATATCTATTTGTTTCAAAATCTTGACCTGATTCTGTTGTGCCAGAATCTACGTAATTTATTTCTGCTTCAAACCTTGCAAACTCTCCAGAGCCAGCATCTGTTGATGAAAAGTCTACTAAAACTCTAATAGTGTCTGGAATTGCAGAAGAACCTCCATTTTTACTTACTAAAGAAAATGCTAGTCTTAATTCATCTTTAGGAGAGTTTCTGCTAAAATCAACTTGTGGACTAGTTAAATGTATATGGTTTGATCCAGTATTAATTATAAAATGGTTAACATTTATCAATCCCCCAGAGGAGTACAAGCCAGTTGCTGAATTTGCTACTGTAAAGGTTGTTGATGTTGGAACTGATGCTACAGTCACTCCAGAAAGATTATATGCTCCAGGGCTGACTCCAGTTACGGTTACACTATCGTCAACAGAAAGGGTATGGGGTAGCGCCGTAGTATAGGTTACAACCGTTCCAGTACCAACTGCGCTAGAAACTGATACAACCTTTGACAAGTCTGCATCATCGCCTTGAATTAAAATAATGTTATTTAAAAATCTACATCTTTCATATCTACTTGCACGAGATGTTTTAAAAAATATTGAGTTATCAGCATTTGTTTGAAAAACTGCATCTGCAACTGCGATAATATTATCATCTTCCTCATCGTCTAATGGTGCTGTAAAAGTATTAATTACGGTAGCAGCGGCTGCGGTGTGGTGTTGCCAATTTTCTCCAGCAGTAAAAGCAAATACTGTCTTACTGTCATAGGCTCCAGCAGAAGGGTTTGAACCTGCAGAGTATAATCCTACCTCTGATATTTCATATCTTTCTTCTGTTGGTAGTTCTGCTGTTAAAACAATTTTATCAATACCGTTTTCTTTTACAAATCCCCTTGAGGAAATAGGAACACGAAACATTTCAAAGTCAAGACTTGTCTTATCAGAAAAATCACCCTGAATATCAGCGGTATCTAAAGGGGTTGGACCGCATCCAATAGCAATATATGAAGCATAGGCTGGGGCCTGACCAAGCAGGTATTTGCCAATAATAGACTTTCCAGCATCGGTTATCATGATTCATTCCCGTCAAATTGTATAGTATATATTGTACCATCCGTGCTCAATTGAACCTCAAGTTGTTCATCATCATTTAAACCAATAGCCTCGATTATTAAAGCACCAAAATCATCAATATAAACGTTTGCACCATTTAAACCATTACCAACATATGGGTATTTTTGATCAAACCTAATGGAAAATCCAGAAAAATATTTGTCTGAGGTTTTTTGTAATCCTAAAATATTGTTTGGATTATATGATTGTTGTATTGATCTAATATTTTTTATTGGTTGATATGATATGTTTTGACCATTAATAGTGTCGTTTCTTGCTATATTTATTAGTTCTTGTCCACCAATATTTTCAAATATTAAATCAGCCATTTGTTCTACTGGGACTGAGTCGTCATCAAACAATACAATATCTGGTGTAGCAGTTTTAATTAAATTTGCATTAGAAGATGTAAGCATTTGGTTTATATTTAATGGTGTATTTGGTGTGGGTGATAGACTATTTGACATTTTATACCTCGCTTAAATAAACGGTCATATCTGGACCATTAGAATTTCTTGAATAATCAATATTATATACTACAAACCTATTGCCTAAAGAAGATATTAAATCTATATTATCAGAGTTTTTATAATCAATAGTTACAATATCTCCCAACTGAAGCGTTGGTATAGCAAATAATTTTAACCCTACAGATTTTTTAGGAGTCATGACTTTGTTAATAATCCAACCCATTAATGCCTCAGCATCATCTTGTGTTTGTATATATGGAGTATCTATTGAAAATTCATTTTTTCCATAAATTAATCTACTTAGTTTGATTTGATCGTATTTATCTTTTTCAATTAATGGAGAATAAGTTAATGAGTTACCTTGAAATGGAGGATCTGAAAGATTGCCACGTTTTTTAAAGTATTCATCAACAGATAATTCATGAGTAGTATCTTGTGTAAATGCAATGCCTTGAATTCTTAAGTAGTTTCCAGTTGTTTCATCTAGGTTAATTGCAGAGTCTGTTGAATTAAAAATTAAAAACTCTGCTCCATAAGAATCTGCATAAAAACCAGAAACTGTATAACTTTTAATTCTATTAAACGTTGGTGATAATTGAGCATAAAGTGCTGGATATGCACGATCATATTTAATATTAAAATATGCACACTCACGCATAATTGACCCAAATTCTTCAAAATACATATTATATTTTGGTGGTTGTTGAGCGCTAATGCCAGACAAGTATGTTGATTGAACAATTCCGCTCATTGCATATTTTCTAAATGATTCGTTAACACTAATTTCTTTATCTCCAAATGCAGATGATAAAGTTTCTCCTACTAAAGCACTTGAGTTTTGAGAATAATTTTCTGATAAAGCATAAATGTTTTCAAACATGCACCTTGAAGATCCACGAGTAAATAAAGCCATATTATTGTAAATTGGAAGTGGGTCTGTATCGTCTACAACTTGAACTATTTGATTATTAATGTACAAGAAAAATCTTCTAGTACTTCCTATGTTTTGATATTCTATTGATAAATCATATACGGTTGAGTTTTCTTCTCCAGAAACTCTGTACTGGCCTGCAAATTTTCCATCATCTACTAAAATTTTGCTAAGACCACCCCATAGTTTTATTGGAATTGCATCATTAGAAGAACTGTCTTTTTTAATTTTATAAAATATTATATTATTGATTGATATATTAGATTGATTATTTTTATCTAAATTTAAATATGACTCTACATTGTTTTCCGTTAAGGCAACAACTTCAAAATAATATCCATTATTTGTTTCTGGGTTTACCATAACCGCTAGTCCACCAGACCCGCCGCCAATGCTAATACTTTGACTTGGCTGAACTCCACTAATTTGATAATATGGCATGCTTCCAATTGGGGTTTGACCTCTAGTTTCGCTATTTTCAATTTTTCCCACTACCCTCATTCTTGTTCCAAAATGTTTATATGCACTATCTAAATTCTTATAAACATAAGAAACAAAGTCAATTGGAGTTTCTGTGCTTTTAAAAGATGGCCCATTCATAATTAAAGCAGAAGATTGAATTGTTCCAGATTGCGTTGACTTTAAACTATTTACTTCTGTTTCTGTAAAATAACTTGTAGCCATATAATTTTTAATAATACTATTTCTAGATGTTTGTTTTGCTAAATCGTTACTAACTCCTGCTGCGCCAGTTGTGGTTGACGGTAGCGTAGGATTAATTTGCGTTGTAAATAAATATTGTGACTCCATGTTACATCCACGGACATTATCATTGTTAGACCAATACGAATTTATTCCAGCAAAATGTGGTGCAACCTGTGTGCCAAATTGACCACGACCATGCTCATAAACTGCTCCTGGTTGTAATCTTGTACTACCACCAACTAATTCATAATATGGTGTTGAAAAAATACGAATTAATCCAGTTGGATATATTTTTCCATTAAATGGAAGCGATGCAAAATATTTTTGATATTCTTGATTATTTGAAATCCAAACGTTTCCAGTTCCAGTAATATTAAATTGTGCTGCATCATATCTAATTATTTCACCATTAGCATACAAGTAACCCTGATATCTTGTTAACCAGTATACGTTTTCTCCAATGTCAATAATATTATTTGTTACTACTCCACCAACTACCGTTGGCAATTCAATAGACAAGTCAGAGTTTAATGGCATTGCTCCTAAAACATAGTTACTTTGTTTTGATGCTAATTCGTTTATTGTTTTTGTTGAGTTAGTTCCAGAAGCCTCCCACAACAACACTGGCTTATATATCCAAGTTTTTTCTTTATCAATTAGTGATGATTGTCTAATTGATCCGTAAGATCTTTGAATGTATCTAGTTGTATAATTTATTTTGCCATCATTAAATACTTTCTTATCTTCACTACTTGCAGAAATAATGTTTGGTATGTTTGATGTAGTTTGATTTTCAATAATGTCAGAAACAGACTGATTGTTATTTCCTAATAGTTGTATATCAGTACTACGCATATCTTCTGTTGGCATTAAGTAGTCTTTACTCATTACTATAAAGTTGTTATATTCATCGAAAAACATTGCTGTCTGTGTTGATATTGCAAGTTGATTTAATACTTCTGCAACGTTTTGGTCAGGGGCTATAAAAAAATATGGAATGATTGGATCATTTTCATCATCAACTCTTTTAAAAGAATAGTTAGTAAAACCAATATAGTCAAGTAATAACGATATAGCATAACTTAATGAAACCTCTGTGACAAGCATCCTTGGAGCAGGCATTGATTCTAAAAAGAAATAAAAGTCTCTTAGTTCTAAAGATAGCGTTCCGCCAGTTACGTCAGATTGTGGCATTCCTTCTGAGTATAAAGTTTTTATTGGAACAGAATAATCTGAATCATCTACATTTAAAATTTGTTCGTAAAAATTAAATTTAATGTTTTTTCTTAAATAGTTTTTAATAATACTATCTGTGTTGTTGGGATTAAAGGCTTGCTCTGCATCAAATATAGAAATAGAACCAGTAGATGCTAATAGTTGGCCAACTGGTAAAGATGTGTTGCCAATATCAGAAAGAGATTTTTTTACTTCATACTCAATAACATCATCAGATATATCTACAACAAGTCTGGGAGACATTTCAATTAAATCAAAAGTAGATTCATTCTTATTCATCAACTCTACAACAATTCTAATTCCACGGATATATTCAAACTCCCTATACCTAATTTGTCTAGTTGCTATATCAGTAAATGCAACGGGAGATACAAGATCTTTAACAAAATTAGTTTGTGAATTAATTGATTCAGATCCAAGTGTCCAGCCATATGTTGGAATAAAAGTTTCATAGTTAGATATTGCATCACTCCAAACAAAAAATCTACCAATGTTAAATTCATTTTCTCTAACTAAATAAGCATATCCATCTATTGATATTTCTGGCAAAAGGGTTCCTGATGAATAAATTTCTGCAAAAACAAAATTTTCTTTATAGGCATCTGGAATGATTAGTCCATACTCTAATTCTACATATCCATCTGGTTGAATTATTTGACTACCGTCTGCTCTTGTTGAATTTTCATCAAACGAATAGGCATCTACCCAATTATTATTTTTTAAATATTGTATTTTCCATCTTTTA